TTGATAAGCAGGGTAAGCAACCAGCGAAGATTTTTAATGCTGTCTTTGCCCTTCAACACTTCGTCCAGCCTGTCAAAGCTTCCGAACTTGTCTTGCATTTCGTCAATGACGTTCAGCGAAAACAGCAAATGCCGTTCTTTATCAAGGACGATCGGCAAACGCCCGTCTTTAATCGCGCTCATAACAAAATAGGGGAAGCCCCGTTAAAGGGCTTCCCCGTACCTCCTTTTTTCTGTTATTTTAGCCGCCTGTGCTTGCGTTGTTCGGTTCACGAACGGCCGTGAACCAGCTTGCCGCCGCCGCTTCCGTAGGAAGGGCGACATGTTCAGCCTTCCAATTCCCATCGGGCCGTTTGATAAACTGCCCCGTGATTTCGGGCGTTGCAAATTCAATGCCATCGCCCTTCGTGGTGTAACTCTCGGAAGGAATGGCGAACTTCACCTTGTAAAGCCAGATGTACTTATACATGCCGTTCGCCTTCTTCGCGCGGAAGCCGATTGCCATATAGGGGGGATCGTCTGCCTCGCCCGCGTACACAACGTTGTCGTCGTCCTGCGTCTGTCCAAGAATGGCCGCAAGATCGGCGGGCATAAGGTCATTGACATTCAAGGTCAATTCGCCGGACACGAATTCCTTTACCACTTCGTCCGCGCCGTCGTCGGCGTAAAGGATCGCTTCGGCTACCTCAACGGACATTTCCGCGCTGATCGCCTTTGCCATGCGCACGGGCGCGCCGTAGCTCTCGTTGCCGCTTTCGTCAACGGTGATCGGCGCACGGTAAAGATCGCGCAAACCAATAGTTGCCATAGCTTTTATACCTCCAATTTTTCATAGAATTTTGCTTCAATCGGTACGTGATAAAATCCGGTGTCGCTTTCGTAAACCTCCGGATCAACCACGATCCCGTAGAATTCCGCGGCCTTTAACGCCCGCACCGTCCGACGTAGCAGGGCAATATAATCTTGCTTTGAATAGATGTCAACCCTATACGTGTATTCCGTGCCGTGCATTTCGTCGTCGGCCGCGTCCCTGTCCTGCATTAAAACAAGCTGGTACGTGATGTATGTACCAGCCTTTCCGCGGAAAACCAGCCGTGCCACATTGGAGCATTGCGCGGCAAGCGTGGTTTTCAACAAAGCGTCAACTTCATCAATCATTTTGTTGTTCCTCCCATGCCTGCCGCATTGCCTCTTGAACGTCCGGCGCGGCCTTTTCATTTGAACTTGTGAACCACGGGCGCGCGGGCATGTTGGTTCGGCCGTATTGATGGACAAAACCAACGGTTGCGTTCCGCTCCCCGCGGCGGTTCTTTCCGTGCGGGTACACTTCCACGCATTGCGCGTCGCCCTTTTTCTTCACGGACGTTTGCTTTATGGAATTGGCAAGATCGCCCGTGCTTCGATCGCCCGTGAATGTGCGGCGTATTTCTTCCTGCTGGGCTTTCACCAGCAACGCGCCGCCCGCTTTCAGCATTTTCGGGATTGCGGCGGTTGCCGCGGCCTCCCTGCGCGTGATCCGCTCTTGCAGGCCATCAATTCCGGTTACTTCAAACCGTGCCACCGTCGCCGCCTCCTTCCGTACCCTCGGAAGATCCCGCTTCGGTGTCTTCCTGCGGAACAACGGGAAGATCGGTCAACGTCAATTCGGTTATTTCGCCGTTCGCGCTCATGTAGGTTCGCAAAACCTTGTAACGCTTGCCGCCGATCTCAACCAGCCGTTGCCCGTCATGTTCCGCGGTGTAAATATCGGCTTTTAGCTCCGTCTGAACGCCTGCATTCGCGGCCTTCCAGAACTCCGAATATCCAACGCTTTTCACATTCCCGAAAACGGTTGTTGCCGTTTCCTCCCGCTCCACGGGGAAGCCGTTTGCGTTCGTCGCGTCGGCGGCCGCTGGTTCGGATAACGCGATCAACGTTACTTCGTCACTCCACCGCATGATAATCACCCGCCAGACTTAAAGAGCATTTCAGATAATCATACGCGGCGCGGTATTTTTCGCTGTCGTCGCTGTACCCGAAGTTTGCCTTTGCGTAAAGGATTATTGCGCGCGTGATAAGAGGATCGGCCGCCGCGGGCGGTTCACCCTCGGCGGCCGTATTCTCTGGAACGTTCACACCGACAAGGCGCAAATCGGCTTTGCAAGCGTCGATCAAGCCTTGCACTTCGTCGTCGAAGGCGGTTGTTTTCACGCGCAAGGCGTTTTTTACCTTGTCAAGCATGGCCGCTTCCTCCTTCCCGCATTACTGCTTCACGATGGTAACAAGGGAATTCACGTCAATTACCTTGCCGTCAACAAGCATGATCGCCTTCGTCACCATGTCGTCGGTGTCGTTGTCCTCATACTTCTTTACGGTCATGGTGTAATTGGTGTTCAGCAGATAATCGGAAAAATCGAAGAGGAAGGCGAACGCCTGCCCCGTAGTTGCGGTTGCCACGGAAGGCACATAATCGCACACGATCACGGGACGGCCCAGCAAGGCGCGTTCCGGTCTGCCCGCAATGCCATAATTCACGCGGCCTACAAGCTGGCCTGTTTCGTCCACAACGCCGTAATACTGCATGAAGGTCTTTTTGCTCATGCACCACACGGCCCCGCTTTCGTATGCCTGCGGCAAGGCGGCTTCGGCGTTCACAAGGTCAGCGTAAGAAGGCGTTGCGCTGGTAATGGTCTGATCCGCGGCGGGGGTTTCGGTAAGAATGCCCTTCGGCTTGCCCGTGCCGTCGCCGCTGATAATGGCCTGTTCGGTTGCCTTCGTCATGGCCTCGACAACGTTGTTGACAAGCGTTGCTTCAAAGGCCGAAATTGCCATAGTGTCCATTTCCAGAGAAACGGCCACGGCGCAACGCAACTTGTGATACGCGAAGGTGATACTTCCGGTTGCCTTTTTCTGCTTGTCGCTTCCCGCTCCTTCGGCAACCCACACCGCTTCGGGCTTCGCGCTGGAAGTAGGCACGGACACGCCGCCCTTGTACGCCGTGCGGGTAACAAGGGGAAGGATCATGCCCACGGCCTCCATTTTCTCAACGATCCGGTTCAGAACGGTTGTCGGGATCACCGCGCCGTTTTCCGCGGTCACGGAAACAGCATCCGCGCGGAATTCCGCGGGAATAGGCGTGCCGCGAAGGGCATACGCCATGAACGCGCGACGGTATTCCATCGTGTCAAAAGGATCGTCTTCTTTGGCCTTCTGTTCACCGCCAGCGGCGGCGGGGGAAGGGAAGGAACGGACAACCGCACCGCCGCTTCTGCCCTCCGCAATGGAAGTCAAAAGGGAAGTGCGCTTTTCGGCCGCCTCGGTCAGCGCGGCCCGCTCTGCTTTCAGCGCGTTCACTTCGGTTTCAAACGCGGTCAACTGCTCCGCGGTCAGCTCTGCGCCCTTCTGCTCGATCTCGGTTGCGATTGCGGCAAGGCGCGCTTCGATTTCCTGCATTCTGTTCATTTGTCATACCTCCAACATAATTTTGATTTTGAGTAGTTGTGCTTGCCGCGCTAACGCCTCCCGTTTCTCGGTTTCGATCGCTCCGTCGATCCAAGAGCGCGCGGAAATATCGGTATCGGCGTTCGCGGGATAGGACACCGCGGAAACGTCGTAAACCTTCTTGATCTTCATAATCGTTCGCGTGTGCAAATACTTGTCGTAGAAGTCTTCGGCCACCGTGAACGCCCACGACATTTTATAGATCAAGCCTTTTTCGATCGAAGCGTAAAGGCTCTTTGCCTCTTCGATAACGCCAAGATCGGCGGCAACAAAAAGGCCGCTTTCCTGCGGCTCTACCAGCAGGCAAGGCGGCTTTCCTTTTGCCATTTTGTTTCGCGCGAATACCGTTCCTGCGTGATCGTACTGCATGATAACGTCCGATAAATCCGCACCGTCAAGCGCGTTCCGGTCTATCATTTCGTAATACTTCACGCCCTCGCTTTCAAACAATTCATACGGTTCGTTGAATGTGGTTGCGAAGCCCTCAACGTAAAAATCCGTATCAAACCGTTTCTTCGGCGGTGTCGCCGTTCCCGTCGCCGTCGCCAGCGCGTCCGGCCACAACGCCGCCAGCGGTTGCGCCATCATCCGGTATTCCCGCCCCGTCACTTTCGGCATGTGTGTTCGCCTCCTTTCCAAGTTGTGACACTTCGGTATATTCCTTGCGGATATAATACTTTTCGCCGCCCTCCACGTGCGCCATGTTCCAAATATCCATAACGCCGTTACGGTTCAGCAACCCGCGGTCAAAAAGTTGTGTCGATATGTTCAGCTTCGTTTGATTGCTGGCATATTGAAGCCTATTCGCCGTGAAGGTGATCGCGTTCCCGTGGGCGATTTCCCGCGGGGTAAAGGTCATATTCGACATGACAAGGGATAGTTGCAGGGCGAACGGCTCAATTTTCCCCTCATAAAACGCGTTCCATTGGTCTTCGTTGTAGCTGTTTTGCAGGATCGCGGCCGAAGTCCCGAAATAATTGAACACGTTTTCGTTGATCTGCGCCATCTGCGCGGCGTTCACGGTGAAAGGCTTGCTATCAACCTGTTTTACGTCCGCAAATTTGTTGTCGTAGATAATCATGCCGCTTTGATTATCTGCGGAAAGGTTGTCCGCGGTGAAGCGTTCCCGCTCCTTCGTGATGTCTTCCGGCGAAATCATGTTTGCGATCTTCGCAAGGAACCGGATCGAAGCCGAATTCTTCACGCCGTTTATGATCCCTTGATTGTGCGTGTGAATTAGCTTCATTGTGGGCCGCAAGGCCGCGTTCGTTTCCCCGAAAAAATCATCCTCATACTGAAATTGCGTAAGCACGCCCACGCGGTCAAACTCGATCGCCGCCCGCTGGCCGTTGGAAAACGTATAGCGCAAATACGGCGCGCCGCCCACGTCAAGCACTTCGCAATTCTGCGGCAAGAGGGGATAATACCCCACGATCCCGCCGAAATCGTCTTCAATTGGCACAATAAAAGCCGTGTTGTTCACGGCAAGGATCGTTGCCACGCGGTAAATGAATTTCGTTGTGTCTTGAAACGGATTAGGCTTGAACTGCAACGTTCGTTCAAGGTTCCTTTTTGCCGTTCCGGACACTTCCGGCTTCAATTTACTGCAAAACGTGGCAAAGGAATGTATGGCCGCGCGCGTGATTTCCATTTCATAGACGCTTTCGGGCGCATTCGTGAAAACGGGCGTGTACCCGTTAAGCATTTTGAAATAGCCCGTTGGAACAAGATTGCTTTTCGGCCGTTTGAATATCGTTTCAAATACTCCCATGTTTTAGATCACCCCGCATTTTTCAGCATTACGCCGATTTCGTTATAGTATTTTTGCCGCACGGTCATTGCGTCGATCACCGACACAAAGCCGTCGATCCGCGCCCGTTGTTCTATCTTCACGGGCCGGAATTTGCGCGTTTCCATGTTGTGCTTTAAGGCCACATTCAAGAAGTGCGCCTTTAACAAGCTGTTATCAGCAATCCGGAAATTGCCGTCAAGCAATATGCCTTCAAATTCGCGGATAACGCCCGCCAGATTTTCCCCTTGAAAAACGTCGTCCATGTGGAAGCCGTATGCCTTCATTTCGTCAACAAGGTATTGTGCGCTGTATCGGTCATAACCCACTTTCAACACGTAGATTTCGTATTTTTCTTTGAGCATGACGAACCAATTATACACGTCTTTGTAGTCAACATAGTTTTCGCCGGAAAGCGTTATAATGCCCTTTTTCACAAAGATGTCATACGGCACGCCGTCGATCGCCGTTGCCCGCTCGACGCGGTTTGCTGGCATGAAGAATTGTGTAAACGCATAGAGCTTCCCGCCCCGCTCCACAATGACGGTTGCCGCCGTAAGGTCTGTTGTCTGCGAAAGGTCAATGCCGCCCACGGCATAGGATTTCCGGAAGTCTTCAAGCGTGAGATCGGCCGCCGCTCCCTCCACAACATGCGCGTCAAGCCACGCAATAGAAGAATTCTGCTTGATGTTGCAATACTTCGTCAAGAATTCGGCCTTTTTGCTGGCCGACATTTCCGCAACCGCTATTTCCTCGCGGAAGAAATCTGCCGACACTGAAACGCCCATGTTCGGGTTTGCCTTTTTCAGCTCTTCAATGTCGTTCCATTTTTCCACGTCGTCAATCATGTATAGGAACGGCAAAAGGCGGCGTTCCTTGCTGTTGCCCTTCAAGAAGGCCGTGGATCGCTTCATCAATTCATCAAAAATGCCGTCGTTTTCATATCCGGCCGTGCTGATGGAAAGGATCAACGGTTGCCGCCGCGCGCCAAGCGCGGATTTCATAACTTCGTATTGCTTCAAACCGCCGTCGCCGCGCCAGCTTGCAACCTCATCGTTGACAACCAAGTGCGGATTGAAGCCATCAGATTTTTTCGCGTTGAAGGCCAGCGGCTTTATAACCGTGTTTGTGTCCTCAATGTAAATATCCGAACGCCGCTTCTTCGCCAGCTCCGAAAGCTCCGGTTCCTTTTTGAGCATTTGAAAGAAATTATCATAAACGATGTTCGCTTGTTCCAGCTTCGGCGCAAGGCAATAAATCTTCGCCCCGTATTCGCCGTCAAGATAGGCCATGTAAGCGATCACCGCCGACGCGAAAAGCGTTTTGCCGTTCTTCCGGCCTATGACAATGAACACTTCGCGGAACACGCGCAAGCCGTCCGCGTCCACGATCCCGAAGATCACCGACACGCAAGCCTTTTGCCATAGCTCCAACTTCAACAAATCTTCGCGGCCCTCGCAATGGTGACAAAAGTTTTCTATGAACTTGATCGCCTTGTTAGCTTTCTTCGCGTTGAAGAAGTATTCGCCTTTTTCAAGGCCCGCAATTACGATTTCGTAAACCAGCCGAACCCATTTGCCAACCGTATATTTCCCGCTCTGAATGCCCGAAAAGTATTCAAAAATGTAATTTGAAAACGGCATTTATTCGTCCCTCAATGCCTGCAATCTACTTTCTTTTTTCTTTTCGGGCGGCACAAGATCGGTTAATTGCTTGATAATGGCGGCATGGTTTTTCGTCATGGCAATGTGCGTTTTCACCGCGTCGCTTTGCTTCGTGCCTTTTTGGTTTTCGCCGTTCTGATACTCCACAATGTAGCCTTCTTCGTTGATGATCTCTTGTAGCTCTTCCAGCGAAACGGCCATGAATGCGGCGTTTTTGATAAGGCTTTCGACGGTCTGCAATTTATTTTTGTCAAGGTCTTTGAAGACACGCTTTAACCGTGTGATCTCGCGCTTGATTTTCTGATCTTTCGTTAAGTCCTTCTTTGTCGCCACAAAAACACCCCCTTTTCCGGCCCTACCACACCCCCCCTTTGCACGTACACCCGTTATGCGCGCGCCTGCGGGGTAAAATTAACCTCCCGCCCTCGGTGTTCTTCCCTCCCTAACGGCGCGCCGAATGGGGGGGATATACAAGATTGCCTTGCGCGTCGAAGGCATAACGCTTTTTGCGCGCGCCGCCGTGGTGTTCCTTGTTGTGGCAATCTTGACATAGTGCCTCCAAGTTATCCCACGAAAGGGCAATGCGCGGATCGTTTATGTTCTGCTTCGTCAAATAAATTTTGTGGTGTGCGATCTTCGCTATGATCGGATCATCCGGCGTGGAACAGCGTTCACACAACCCGCCCTTCGATTGCAAGAAGGCTTCGCGGCATTCCCTCCATGCGTCCGAATTGTAGAACTGTTCTGCCCACGGCTTCACGCCTGCGCCTCCTTCCTGCAAAATAAAAAGCCCCCACGGGCGAACCCGTGAAGGCTTGTAAAATGCGCTGTTTGACTTCGCAATAAATCAGCATAGATATTATACCATCTATGCGCGGTACATGCAAGGGCGCGAAACGGGCGCGTTTCGGGCATTTTTCGGCCTGTTTTTAGTCCTGTCCTTTCCCACGCGGCGCGCGGTATATGCCAGCGGACTCCGCCGCGGGCTTGCCAAACATACACACGGCCATGTCGTTTACTATCTTGTTGCGCCAGCGGCGCGCGCTCTTTTCGTCGCGGATCATGCCCATTCCCGCCAGCTCTTCCGCTATGTCTTCCCACGTGTACGGTTGCGCGCCCTCTGGCCGTGTGTTGCCTGCGCCATCCTCCCCGAAGTAGTACATGCGGATAACGTGAAATTCCTTGCGTTCGGCAAAGAGCTTCACAACGCGGTCAATCTCTTCAAAGCGCGCCCGCGTCCGGTGATACGCCTTTACCTTGTCCCGCTCCAATTCTTCAAGTATATCATCCTCCGTGCGGTATGCGTTCCCGCCGTTGGAAGTATAGCTTGTTATGCTCTTGCTTCGGCCTTGAAGCTCGACATGCGTATAGGCTTCATAATCGGCCACCAACGCCGCCAGCTTTTTGTAATTAAACAAAAGGCTTTCCATAGCGCGAAAATAATTGACTTCACCGCCCATGCCGTCAATATACGCCATAGAAGCGGTTGCCCGCGCAACCTCGTTTATCAGCTCCCGCACTTCGTCCGTAATTATGCCCGTTCTTTTGCCCATGTTCTGCACCCTCTTTCCGTTAGTCTTCCGCGGCGGCCCCTGCCGCCATCTGCAAATAGTCCACAATCACCTTTGCCGCGGCTTCCCAGCCCTTGCACAAGGCCACACAATAGCCCTGTTTTTCCAAGCTGGACAACCACGCCTTTTGATCTTCGCTTGTTTTACTGCCTTTCAGCCGCTTCAATTCGATGTAAAGCCCGTGATACTCGCCGCGCGGCACGGGCAAGCACAAATCCGGCACGCCAGCCTTCACGCCCTCGGCGCGGAAGCGGCCCGCCTCGGCCTTTTTGCGGCTCCCGCCGTTCGGCACATGGTAAAGCAAGGCCAATTCTGGAAAACGGCCGCTTTGATATTGCGCCCAACGGAAAAGGCATTGTTGTTCCGCGCTTTCCGTTGGAACGGGAAGGGAAGGCCCGCTATTCCTCTGCATGGCCGCCGCCTCCTTCGTCCTGTTCTGCCTTCCATGCCGCATACATGAAGACGCGCTTTCCCGTAGCCGCCGCGCGGCCGAATTCAAACGTTGCGCCGCGGCTCTCTGTCCAATCCGGAAGGAAGCACGCCGCCGCGCATTCGTCCAGCATGGCCGAAGACATGCGCATATGGGCTTCCCACGTGAAGCCCTCTTCCGGAAGCATGGCCGGATTTACCACGATGAACCCCGCCGCCTCCAATTCACGCGCCGCCGCGTAGAATTTTGTGCGGTAATAGGGATCGCCCGTGATCCTGCCCGCCAAATATACCGTTTCTTTTTCGCTCAACCCTCAAAACCTCCCTTTCTTGATTGCTTCGCGGGCCGCGCGCTCGGTTTCGTAAAGGTCTTCGGGCGTTCGGCCTTCGTAGTCTTCGGAATACTCTTCTGTGATCTGCCAGCGGCACACAAATTCGCCGCTTTCCGGATTTTCTGCAATGATGGTGACGGGAACCGCGCAAAAGGTTTCCCACAAATCCGTTATGATCCAGCATTGCATACCAACCTTCGGATTTTTCAGCATGTCAACGCCTCCTTCCGTCGTTTCTTCCCGCCGATCTTCGCCACCTTCGGACATGGAGCGGATCGGCGGTGCATTCGTGCGTATATGTACGCGCCCGCAACATAGGTTGAATATCTCACGTCGCAATCGTTGAAGTCGTATTCCGGAAAGAGCTTCCCGAAGATCGCGGCGGGCATTTCTTCAAAGTCCTGTGCCATCTGTTCAACCTTGCGTTTCGTGATCTTCGTGTCGGCCTCGGTGACTTTCGGATCAACAAGATTTCGGCTTGCCGCCCACCGCTTGCCGCCGTTCGGTTCCTTCGTCATGTAGCGGGCAAGGGCTTCAAGGCCGTAATCGTCCGGTTGCAGGCGGCGGGAATTCGCCCAGCCGCGCCCCTGCCAAAGAACTTCGGCCGCGTCCCGATCCATGCCGGACATTATCACATGATGGTGAACACGCTTTCGCCTCCCATCACCGCCGCCGTACTCGATCACATACACGTACTTCATTTCAGGAAGGCCGTTCTTCCTGCGCCAATCCCGAACCCTGCGAATGTAATTCCGAATATCGCGGCGGGCCTGCTCTTCATCCGGAACGAACCCGCCCTTGTATGTCAGCGTTACGCACAAGTCTTCATTCGTGAAATTCGCATTGATCTTCCGGATCAACTTTTTTTTCGCGTTCCGGTCATTCAGATTTTTTTGTGCTTCCCGCGTGGCCGCCTTCTTTGCCCTCCTAACCTCGTTTTGTGTGTTCCAAATGGGGAATATCTCAACTTCCAGCATGTCACCCGCCTTGATCGTGCGGGCGCGGTATCTAAAAACGTCCCTGTGCCTCAAACGATCGAATGCGCTTCCCGTTATTTCCTCCGATCTGTCGAAGAGGAATTCATATTTTGCGCTACTGTACGGCATTCCCGTTTCCTCCCTGCTTGTCGTAAGGTCTTTTTACCCCCTCCCGTCCCCCTAAAGGGGGAAGCAGGCTCAAAGGAATTAAATATGCCAGCGGCCGCGGGCGGGATCGGCAACAATCCACCAATGCCGCATAGCGATTGATTTTAACCCCGCCGCCGATCTGCTTTTATCACTCCGGCAACGCGGCTTCAAGGGCAAGCCGCCTTCGGCGGTGCTGTCGCACCCTTGACACCGCGCCGCCATCGTGATTTTTCAAAAGCAGGCGACGGGGAATTAAAATCAATCTAAACGCTACCAGCACGAACGCAAGCGTTCCGGCTGTTCGTTCATTTCTTAATACCCATTACAAGCCCGTAATACGCCGAATTCCGGCGCATTTCTTGACTTCCAGCCGCCGCCGTGGTATAATATCCATAGTTTGAATAGCTTATTTTCACGGCGACGTGAAGAGGGGAACGGCGGCTTGCAGGCAACACAAGCCGCCTTCTTCTTTTTATCCGTTGTTGAAGCCTGCGGCCTCGGTGTATTCCTCGCACGGCTCTTTGTCCCTCGGTCTGAACCTCATACCGTTTAAGCACCCGATACACGGAAACGGGCGTATTCCGTCCCATTTCGTGCCGTCGCGGTGCTTTTCGCATTCTTCCAGCTTCGCGCATGTGTCACACCAGCACGCGCGGCAATCCCGAATATCCGTTTTCATTTCCGCTTCGCCGTCTTCGTCGTCTTCGCTGTTCACCAGCTCCAAGCCGCCGCCCGCGGCCATTTCCGCGAAGCCGTCTGCGATCCCGCGTGAAAATCCGTCAAAGAGAAGGGCGAAGGCACGGCCCGCCGAATATCCCGCCGCAATCAAGTCTTCATCGGTGAAGCCTGCGAAGGGCTTATTTTCTGGCATTGCGGCCGCCTCCCTTCAATCCTCTGTAAATGCCCACGCCCACGGCGTACACGATCACCACGGCCAGCGAAAGGCACGCAACGCCCACAAGGGCATAAAATGCGGCGGCCATAAATTCAAAGGTTGTCATGCCGAACCCGTCCTTTCCTTATTTATATAATGTATAAAAGGGCGACGGCGCGCGGCCGCCGCCCTTCCGGTGCTATTCCTTCATCGTGTGCATGAAGACTTCCCACGCCTGCGCCTCGCTGAACCCAGCTTCAAGCAGGGCCGTATACATGGTATAAAGCCCCTTTGCGGCTTCGGTGTAGTCTTCCGGCTCTTCGTCGATCGTGGCCGGAATATCGAAGGCCGCCGCAATGTGCTTCATCATGTCCACCGCTTCCGCACGCTTGCGCGGTTCGTCGGCCTGCTTGTTTGCGGGAACTTCCTTCGGATCGTCCTTCGGCTTTTCGTTCCGATCGCTCTTCAAAAGGCTTTTTTCGATCCCTTCCATAATGCCGCGGGCGAACAGCTCCCCGATCGACGGCACGCGCTCCTTGATCTGCGCTTCGTCGTAAGATACCAAAATATCCGATTTCAGAACACAAAGCGGGCGCACGCCGTCGCCGCCGCAGTACGCGACGCTGCGGCTCAACGCCCCCGAAGCGTAGACATGGCGCACGTTGTACGAATAGCCGTTTTTAGCTGTCGAAAAAGGCGTGCATGTCCACCACCAATCGGACGCGTTAGGAATGATCTTCCGGAAATTCCGGTACATTTCGCATGTGATAAGGCCGATCTTCACGTCGTCCGTGCCGTAGTCGTCTAAACCGTCGTCGGAACTCAAATCAAGCGTCATGGTTACAAACGCGTCTTTGTCTGCGCCAGCGGCCGCCAGCTCTTCCAGAAACGGCCCGTTCAGAAATGCGCGGATCGAAGCCGCCGCGAAGTCGTTTTTGTTGTCTTCATCAAAGGGGATGAAGCGCACATTGCCTTCGCTGTCTTTCAGCACGTCCGCGGCAATCGAAAGAACCATGTTCGGGCGGGCTTCCAGCACCACCCATTCAACGTCGCCGTATGTGAAGCGGCTTTCCTCTCCCAGTGAACCAACTTTGCCCGTTTTCAACGTCTTTTCCATGTGAATAGCTCCTTTCATTCTTCGGCCAGCGTCACCCGATCCGCGGGCGCGCGTGTCACGCTATGCAAACATTTGTCCATCATTTACAATTCAAGAACCACTTTCCCGCCGCGCAATCGGTATATCATGCCGGATATGTAAACATATCTGATCCCGCCGTGCATGACGGGCTTTTGCGCAAGGAATGCGGCCTTTGCTTCGTCGTTCGTCATGCCTGCCCGCTCCCGCCGTCAACACTTCTTCCCGCCGTGACGATACGGGCGGGTTTTGTTGTATTCGTGCTTTATGCGGATCGCCTCTTCAAGCCGCAAGCCGTTTTCAGCGCACCAATAGGCGATAAGGGCGACGCAATCAGCAAGGCAACCCGCTTCGCGGCCCGCGCTTGCGTATGCGCTGGAAACAAGGCAATGACACGCGTTCACAAGAGCGGGAAGGGCGTACCGATCGAAATCCACCGCCACGCGCTCCATTTCGCCGTCAAGGTCAATCCCGCATTTCCCGCAATAATCCAGAATGCGGATCACGCAATCGGCCAATTCAACCGCGATCCCTTCCGGCTTTTTGCTCTTCGCGGAACAAGGCGCGGACGGGTTTTCCGGATTGTATACGCGGCTCCCGCAAGAAACGTTTTCTTCCTGCCTGTCGTCCACACAAAGCCCGCCAGCGTTGCACGGATAATAAAGCAAGGGCCGCCCGCTCCGGTATTCCTCCAAAGCCTCCGATAATTCGGAATGGATCAACGCGTAGATTTCGGCCGCCTCGCGCTCTTCGTCCCACCAGCCATGATCGACGGCGTTTTTATGCACCGCCGCGGCCAGCTCATTCCATTTGTTCATTGTCTTTGTCCCCCTTTTTGATAATCAGACGGTGCAAGCCGTCATTGCACAATGTCAAGCCGTGTTTACGGCGGTATTCCGTCCGGCGTTCTGCTTCCGCGGCCTCCCAGCCGCAAGAACGGCATTCGGACGGTTTGCATTTTGTGCTTGTCGCCGGATCAATGCCCAGCAAGCACACATAAGCCTTGCTTTTGCTCAATATCCCACCCGCTCCCCGTTATAGATCACAAGCATAGAAGGGAAAGGCGCGGGATCGGACGCGTTGCCGTCGTCGTCCGTGAACCGAAGCCGCCCGCGAATGAAGCGTATTTCCGCTTTGCCGTATATGTAATCAAGGGCTTGTTTTCTGTGATCCCTTTGAAGTTGTAACCCGTGAATTGTTGAAGGCCGTTTTTCGTGATCGTGAATTCGTCGCACTTTACCGGAAATTCCGCGCCGCTCTTCAAAATAATGCGTATCGTCATTTTAGGCATTGCCCGAACCCTCGCTTTCCTCTATGATCTCGCCCGTGTCCGGATCAACGCCGAATGTGAATTGCTCCGGTTCGTTCGCGGCGGCCTGCGCCGCGGCCCGTTCCTGTTCCTGCCTGCGCAAATCAAGAGAAAGGGCGCATTGTCGCGTCAACTCTTGCAGGCGTTCCACAAACTGCGCGTTGATAACGTCATGGGGCATAATCACCGCTTGAAGCAGGAAGCCCGCCTTTGCGACAATGTACGGTGTCCCGCTCGGTGTGAAGCGTTCGTATAGCTCCAACACGTCCAGCACGTCCGAAACGGGGGATAAGTAGCGGTTTTCAATAAAAACCAGCCCGCGGCGCGTCTGCAAGGGCCGCAAGGTCTTTCCAGCGTAGACAATGGAAAGATCGCCCCGCTCGATCATCTTTTCGTTTGCGTCGGTGTCTTCAAAGTTGATCCCTTCGGGGATCGCCATGTATCGTACAAGCCAATCTTCGCGTTGCTTTTCCGGCACGTCGAAGATCGTTAAAATGCTTTCGTCGTCCAGCTCCGGAAGGCCGGAAATCGGATATGCCGCGCCGCCGTCGCCTATGTATTGCGTTACGGTTTCGCCGTCGCTGTGGTATCGGTTGAACAGCACAACCCGCTTTTGTTTCTTGCAGATCGCGGCAATGTTTTTGATCTTCATTCCTTTTCGGCCTCCTTCCGCATATCCCGCACCGTGTCGCGGATCGTGGTTGCAATCAGATACCACAAGAGCGGCAACAGCAGGAAGAACCCTTCACCGCCGATCGCCTCATACCCGCGTTGTGCGTAGGCGTAGGCGTTCGCCTGCTTGAATAGGACAACGCCAACCGCCAGCAGAAACGCATACTTTGCAACGATCAAGGCAACTTTGATCGCACGCGTGCGAATTTTCGTGCAAGTTTTAACGCGCCTTTTCGCGTTGTAACGCGTTGGCCCCGCGTTGGCCGTGTGTTGAATAGCTACTTTCACGCGATAACCTCCTTTAATACTTGCCGTACACCCGCACGGCGTTTTCCTTTGCAACCGCCTTCACCACGGCGGCCGTGATCCATGAATTGCGCAAGAAGTCACGCGCGGCCCGCTTTGCCAGCCGCCAGATCACGCGCCCGTCGTCGCCGCCGAATTCCGCAACCGCTGTCAACGGATATTCGCAAATCAGCACCCGCCGCCCGCCGCCGCGATCCGGCCGCTCTTTGATG